TTCTTCTCATCCCACTCTTGCCTGTATTGTTTCATCATCTCAAGACCTGTATGACACTTATCTCTGTCAAAGTAACACTTTGGCATCAACAATCTAGCAGCATTGATACCATCAGCTACCTTCATCTTCGAAACCACCTTGAAACGTATGCCAAGACTAAACGCTGTCTCCATCCGTGATTTGCCAGACCCCAACTCTCTAATTTCAATATCATGTGGAGCAAGGTGGTCTCCATAATGATAATCCTTCTTTCTAAGGACTTCTGCATAATGGTCCAATCCAAAACCAGTATTCTCATAATAGTCGATAACATTTACTGCTCCTCCTCTGTAAACCTGTGCAAACCAAATAGCTGTTGAATCATTGATACCTAAATCCCAAGCTGTATGCACTGGCAACGCAGGATCATACGGAACTCTCGTAATCCTGCCTGCATCTTCAGCTTCTACAAGTAATCTTCCATAGTACGCACCAATAATCGCAGCCGTAAATGAACACTCATACTCCTGTTCATACTGCTCCAACGTCATCTGTGACTTGGCAGCATCTAACTCCGTATCTTTCACCAACTGCGTTTCACTAGCCTTCGCAATCTTCCAATACCAATAATCACTTCCCTCTTCAGTCTCATGCTTGGCTTGCGTCAATATCTCATAAAAATGGTTATGACCATTTGGTGTACCTAAAAATATAGCTGCACCCTCTCTATCCGATAGTGCTGGTCTTACAACCTCCCCCCATACCCTAGGATTCTGCATCCCATACTCGTCAAACACACACAAGTCCAAGTAAATACCTCTCAAGGCATCAGGATTCTCTCCTGACAACAACATAATCCTACCACCATTAGGAAAGTCTGCCCTCAGTTCAGTCTCATTAAACGTAACTCCTGGTATCACACCAGCATAATACTTCACATAATCCCAACTAATCCTCTTCGCCTGACTAAACGTAGGTGCAACCAAAGCAACCCTTGGTCTTGGCAACGGACAAGTCAAAGCATGTTTTATCATGTGATTGACAGCAAACACAGTTTTACCAAATCTCCTGTGCATAACAAGCACATTCCATCTCTTCAAGTCTCTGTGCATCTCTGCCTGTAAGTCTCTTGGCTTATATGGTATCTTTACTTGCATCTGTTTCCCACACTATCCTTATCGCACCATCAGTTAACTCAACACCTGTCCTCTGCTTGATCTCACCAAACTTCTCTGGTAACACCTTCTGCACCTTCCAGCGAACATGTGTGGCATAATCCCTCAGTAAGTTAGGATCGTACATCTTACGCTTATGTAACGTATCTAAGAACATAGTCTCTAACTCTTCTAAAGTTTTTTCAGCAGATTGCTTCTGTGCAGTACGAACTACATCATTAAGCTGCTCATCCTTTGCCATGTGTCTGTAAAAGGTGGCTCTGCTAACCTTTTCGTCTTTGCAAGCCTGATACAGACTATATCCGTCTGTAATCTTGCTTATGATCTTGTTTTTCTTGTATTTGCTAATCGTCATTGTGTGTTTCTATGGTGTTATTAATACATATATATAGACGCTGGCGTCTGTTTGGGGTGTATGCCTTTTTATATACTCCCCCTATGCTATGCAATGCTTGCTGCTGCAATATGTTTTTTTTGTTTTTGCTCTGTTTTGTTACTATGCTGTGTATCATTGTCTCAATATATAGCAGTAAGAATATAAACTATCCTTACCTATTATATATATACATTGCAAGTATAACTTTTTTCTGCTGGAAAAAATAATACAAACTTTTTTATATTATTAGTTGACAATAATAAACCTATGGTATACTTATATTATTAACAACTATGAAAGGTAAAACAATGAAGTATGAAACAATATTATTAATTGCTCTTGCTCAGTTCTTTTTAATGCTGCCAATAGCTTTCTATTTACTATCTTTAAACATGCCTAGCTTATTTTTTTCAATAATGATGCTATCTGGAATGTTTACAATAATAACTATTTACTATCCATTAATAACAATTCACAACAAAAAATAGGAGTAACTAACAATGATTAACAATAAACAAATTAAAGTAATAAATTCTATGTATGACAGTTTACAATTTATGAATAATATAACGTGGAATAAATATAGAGATGATATTTATAAATACGAATTGAAACAAGAAAAGCAGCATAGAAACGGCTGGTGCAATGGCAGATATTACGGCAAATTTACAGCCAATCTTGCAGCTAAATATTTTACTGTTAAACATATGATTGATGCTATTACAGCCTATAACAAGTCAATATATGAAAATGATAATAGCTTACTTCATACAGTAAAAGATTATCAACGTATAAAAACAAGTATAATTATGGCTGAGAGTTTCGTTTTAAACTATCCTGATAAAATAGAAACATACCATAAACAAGATATAGATAATGCTTTGTTTCTGGAATTTGTAAAACTTGATTATTCAGAACTGGCTAAAACTGAACAAGCTGCATAAGTAAACCTAGAAAGGCTGGAGCAATACCAGCCTTTTAAGATTTACTTGCGTAAATCACAACAACAACAAAAGGAGTACAAACAATGAGCATGACATATAAACAAAGAGAAGATTATTCAAAGGCATTGGATAAAGTTTATTCAATGTCAGTAACTAAATTTCAAAAAGAATGTGAAAAAAATTTAATAGATAATCATTTGAATAATTATATTTTTGATTTAGCTAAAATACTTATGAGGAGCAGCAGCAATGACAGATAAAATGATATTATGGTTACTGTTTCAAGATGCAACAAAAGAAGAACTTGCATCATATAAAGTAACAAACAAAGACCTAAAAGAATGGTTATCAACTTTTTTTTGTGAGGTTTAACAATGAATAGACACATAAATAACTTAGCAGAACTTTATCAAGATTGGTTATTTAATAACGATATTTCAACACCATACTCAGCAGAAGAATTGCTTTATGAAAACAAAACTTTAACAGAGCATCAAAAGAAGTTTTTACAATCGTTTATTAATATCTGGTCAACAATAGACAATAAAGATTATGAGGTAAACAATGAATAAAAAACTTTTAAAGCTGCATATAGAAAATGCAACGCCAAAAAAATATACATTACATGAAATAATTAAACTAAATGCTGAAATATTATTGTTTCTAATGTTTTGTATTTACTTATTCGTAATCTATATAATTTGGGCATAGAGAAACGAAACATGTTACAGGCTAGTCTATATCATAAAATTGCTTTAGCTAGTCTGTAGCCTTCTTAAATCGTCATTAAACAACTAAAGGAGTTTATACCTTGATAAGAGAAAGCATAACCAAAGAACAGTATAAGCAAATACGAACACGCTTAAAATACACACAAGCTGAATTTGCAACAGAACTGGGAATAGATAAACAAACAGTTTCCAGACATGAAACAGGAGAGAGAGGTATAAGTAAAACTATAGCTATCTTGATTGGTTACATATTCGAGAAACAAAAATAGGAGAGAAAGATGAAAATGCAAACATTAGGTTGGGGAGATAGTATGGTAGCAACAAAATACATTTATCAAAGGCTGCATGACATACTAGATAAAAAAACTAAAGATGAAATTTGTTATCACTTATCAAGACTAAGTGATGAACTAGCACATAATTACAAAATAGATACAAACAAAGGTATAGGAGAGAAAGACGCATAGTATTACATACTAAGCATTGCATACTAAGCATAGTATAATATGCAATACATAATATACTATTAGAGCAATACTATAATATAGTTTATTAATTAAT